TTAGTGCGACATGTATAATTCAAGTTCGATTTAAGGAACTTGTTCATGTACGCAGGCGCACCAGCCATTTGACGAACATCGGAGCCAGACCAAGAGGTCTTTGCCGAAGCGGAAAAATAGTTGGCATTAGGGTCCCGGATACCGTTCAATAAGACCTTAGCACCATCATGAATCGAGCTGTACAAGGGTTTCCACCCGTACTGGTACTCGAGCCACTTATTTGCTGAGAACTTACCCGACATGACATCCTGTTTCCTCATTCCGAGGAGAGCAGGAATAGCACTTAGGTTACCACGTTTGAACGCGATGACGCTATTTGCAACACGACGGGCGGTATCTGCCATCATAAGGACCGTCTGCTTCATCTCGCCTATATCAGCGCCCAACTCCATCTTACCATTACCTGCCCGATTAAGGACAGTAGTCATGGCACGAGAACGTTGGTTGCTGGTTTCAAGGTCGAAATGATCAGGATACGACAGATCCAACGGGAAGTGTGCTGAGCTTGGAGTATTAATCCGAGTCCAGTTAGCTTTGTTGGTATCGATATCGCCCCATTCAATTGAGCCAAATTCATTCGCTGTGCGAGATGAACGAGACCAATGAGTAGGATAGGTCCAAGGATCTAGAACTAGATCATGAAGACGACCACTAGTTGATGGGGCCCAAGAGGTCCTAGCAACTTCGTAATCGTCAAACGATTCGCGAGTCCATACGGGGTTACCCCCAATACGATCTTGACGAATCGTCTTCAACCTAGCCTGGCGGCTTGAGTGACCACCAGGATCCATTATAGCTCACGTCCGGCATTGCCGAACTGATCGATAGGCACGATTTGGAATTTAACCATTTCGAATCAAACCTAGGTAAATGAGAGCGATATTTGCCCAAATAAGGGCTGCGATAATGAGAATCAAAAGGCAAGAAGCCCTACGAGCCTCATTGGAAGCAGCATGCTTTTCGGACAAATTCCATCTCCTACCATAGATCAGACCCGACACCCTTACGGGTG